CGAAGATCCTCGTTGCGGAAGGCACGATGTCCTTGAGTTCGAAGTATGTAAATTCCAGCTTGATGTTCTTGCCGGATTTCTTCACATGCTCATTCAGGAACATGAGCCTCGCCTGTGCCAGTTTCTGCAGGATGTTCATAGGTTTCTTTTCAGCTGTTGCCATTAGATTCTTCCTCCTTCTTTAAGTCATCGACGATTCCTTTGAGGATGTGTCCCATCATGATGGAGACTGCCAGGAACATGAGCGGACCTATCAGTTCCGCGTCCATGATCGAATTACATTTTTCTGTCTTCGTCTGTGCCTTTGCCATCTTCTTGGGCAGCGTGTCGAGATCGATATCCGCCTCTGTTTCATCTCCGAAGAGTTTTGTCTTCAGGTTGCAGATCACGTCAGCCGCATAGGCTGTGATAAGTGCTTCGTGGACAGGCGAAAGTCCGTGTTCGCCGCTCTCACATATTTCTGTGATGCCCGCGATCATGTTTGTTCTTGCAATCTTCGAAAAGTGTTTAAGTGTTTAAGTGTTACTCTCATAATCCCTCCAGAATTTTCATGCATTGACGCGTCAGGCTGTTCACCTTCCGCTTGTTTACCCTTGGAGGCTTCACCCCCAGGAAGTCGTTGATAAGTTTCTTTGCGCGTTTGATGTACCACTCCTTGTCCACTACCCAGATGCCGCAGTGTGCATCGTTGTCGATGTAGCAGTGTTCAGGAAGTCCGCCGACCTTTGCCACTCCGCCGGTCTTGGCGTGGACCTTGTACAAGGTGCCCCTCCGTCTGTCCCTGGTGGCGTATACCCTGTTCACTTTCTGCACTGCCACCTCTTTGCCATCGATGATGGTGTAGCTTCGGGAGTACAGGGATGATGCTTTGGAGATCATCTGGAAGTCCATCACATCGTTGCATTGGTTGATGGTGTCCTCGACCGGAATCCCCTTCACGAAGTAGTTGATGATGGCCCTCGGCAGGACCACGGCATCGTTGTTGATCTTGAAGGCTCCGCCGGAGATGTTCTCCCACGCTGGCAGATCCCATTTTGTGAAATCCACTTTGCCGTTGGTCAGGACCCCTCGCACCAGGGCTGTGCCCTTGACTTTGACCTTGCCGTCAGACTGTACTTCAACGTAGTTGTTTACGTTGGCCTGTACGATCTGCTGGATCTTGTCCTCTTCCAGTTCAAAGCCGGTGCGCTTCTGCCATTCGTCAGTGATGGCGATCACCTGCTCGTACTGACAGTCATCAAATTCGACCATGATGCCGTCAGTATTCAGCTGCACGATCTCCAGACCTTCGATGTCCTGCATCAGGTGGCAGGCAAGTTCCAGGAGGAAAAGCTGTCCGCTTATACAGACGCTCCTCATCGCTTTAGGATCCAGAAGGTCGTTATACTTGGCACCGGATGCTCCGTATGTCGTGTTGGCTACCAGTTTCATGACGTTGGCTGTGGTCGTGTCGCCGCTCTTCTTGGCTTTCATCCTGGTTTCCAGAACGTCCTCGAAGATTTTCGGATCAGGGATATTCCGTGATGTATATCCGTAGATCGTCATCAGATGTGGATAATACTTCCTCAGTATGAGGAAACATCGTAATTACGAATTATCCTCACCCTATATCACCTCCCATCTATAACCGAATGCGATTCCGTTCGTTTCAATCGCCCTTTTGATGTGTGACACTGTACTCGGCAGTACATCGGATCTTCCGAGCCACCGTCCTGCGGCACAGTATGATTCAAAATCGAATGTTGCCCCGTCGCTGCGGATTGCCCGACACGGTATCATTCGTTGACGCTGCGACTCTTTTAGTTTTGTTCTGCAGCTTTCTGACCTGTGAGCACGAAGCCTGTTTGTTATACCTTGCGGTGTTTCACAGGATCGTCTGGATTTTTCCTGTACCAGAGCATGTCTGAAAGGACAATCATCAGGTTCGACCTGGTTGTATTCCGGTTTGAGAAGGTGGTACCACTTTCTCTCCGCCTCCAGCTTCTGCTCCCTGGTACAGAACTCCAGAACGGTGACTGTAAACAGGTCTCTTCCGTAGGTCCGTATGTCAGCATAAAAGGGATTGATGTCCGCGTACTTTTCTATGCAGTGCTTTCCGAAATGCTGGTTCACCCTGCCGCCCATGTCATAACTGGCACCTACATATCGTTTTCCGTTAACCGTATTGGTGATCAGATATACGCCACACTTTCCACTCATGCCGTGCTTTGTGTATCTCATTGTTCACCTTCCTTCCAGACGAAGTTCGGTATGGCTGCATGGCATCCACCGAAGCCTATCGTTGTTTCTGCTCTTCCAAGCATTATCTTGAGTTTCCTTGAGAAGTACTCTTCATCCGGAATGGTCTTGTCATGGATGTCTCCAAAGAACTTCAGCACCTCTTCCGGAATGTACTGTGTGAGCAGGTTCGACGGCATTACATACTCCCTTTCATCCTCGTAAGGCTTTTCAGGTTTCTGTGCCTGCAGGTATTTGGCAACCAGTTTTGCATTGGTCAGTTTCAATGCCTCTCTGGGAGACAGTCCGCACTTCTCGCCGAGTGCAACCTTGTTGTCCAGATAGGGCATCCTGACGTAGAACAGCTTCTCAGTGGCGAGGACGTCGGCACGGCAGTAGTCCAAAGTCTGGTTCACTTCCTGCTGTGTGAGAGGCCTGTCGGTGTTGAAATCGACGTCAGTCTCTTTGATGTTTATCCCCATGTGGGCTTCGAAAGACTTCAGGGATGTTCCCATCTGGGCATCATCCAGAAGGTCGATGGTGTCGAAGTAGGAGCGGCACTCTTTCAGTTCCGGGATGTCCCAGCCGTTCATGCCGCGGACGATAATGTCATCGTTGACCTTCTTTATCTCTTCAGGACTGAATCCTGCGAGAACTGCCTTCATAATGTGGTTGTCGTAGTGCTTTACATTGACGCCGCACAGCCACGGATCATCTTTCATGAAGGCCTTGACGATGTCGTTGTCGTTGTGCGCGACGACGTAGGTACCGCTGTCGAGATTCTTTGCCACGATCATCCAGTCGTGGGCGAACACCTCGAAGTCGAAAATTGTTACTCCTTCAATCATGCTGTCTCCTCAACTTGATCGAGAATTTTCATGCATTTGATTTCCAGGTTCCTGATCGGGTTGTCAGACCAGATCACTTCTTTGTAGTTGTTCTTTTGAAATTCGTAAAAATCCGGGTAGTGAGCATAAAACAATGTGTGGTTCGTCCATCTCTGCAGCCTGCGTGTAATCGCAGGTGCTGATGGTTTGTCATACGTCATTACAAACGGGTGACATATTCTGTAATACCTATTCTGAGTCCGAGCCATGCTGCACCGGCTGCGATCATCAATACAGGCAGGATGCTCTCGCTCTCGATGGCACTGCCACCGAACAGTATCAGCGTGACTGCTGCTATTGTGATGATGTTCACCAATGCTTTCATGCTCTACTCCTCTATCACGCACTCCTGCTTCCTGTAAGTAGTCATGCGTCTCTTGTATGCCTTGACCAGTGACTGTATGCTGTCTACATAGTCATAGGCGATTGCTGTTTCTTTGCCGTCGAACCGTCTTGCGATGCGTCCGATGGCCTGCGTGATCACTGCGAAATCCTTCTGAGGTGTTACCAGGAAGAGCCTGTCCAGCCGGGGAATATCGAGTCCCTCTTTGGCCAGTGCGTAGGTTGCGAAAAGTATCCTTTTCTCTCCTGTCCGCATCTCTTCGATGGCGTCTACCCTCTCCTGCTTCTGTACCTTCGTGACCATCCCACCGTCGATGACAGCTGAGATCTTTTTCAGGTCTTCAGGAAGGCTGTTCCGCAGTGCCTGCAGGTGTCGTACCCTGTCTGACAGGACCAGACAGGAGTGACCAAGGCCTGCCTGACCGATGATGTCTGCAACTATCAGGCAGTTGCGCTCTGCATTTTCGGTGAGGCTCTTGATCAGCTTCTGGTAGATAATCATCCCGTCGGGACCGATGCAGTCCCTGGAAAGAGTTACCCCTGTCCCCACAGGCCTGATCGTGACAGGCATGACCGTCTTCTCTACTGCACTCTTCGGGACGATGGCCTGCACCGGACCGAGCAGTGCGTAGGTACATCTGATCAGTCCGTCGGCTCTGTGGACCGTCGCCGAGAGTCCGTACTTCCTTCTGGCTCTCAGGCTGTTCAGGACCTTCGAGAACTGCGTCACCGCTGTCGGCGAACCTGCCACCCTGTGACACTCGTCCACAACGATCACATCCCACACATCCCTGTACTGCCTCAGATCCAGGCGGCACATCGTCTGTATGGTGGCAAAGGTGATGTTGCTTCCGATGTCTACCTTGCCTTCCGTGATGGTCCCCAGCGTCCCCTCAGGCCAGTACCGCTTTGCGCGGTCTCTCGACTGGTTGAGCAGGTCCTTCGTGTGGGTGAGCCACAGGGCGCGTCTGGAACACCTTCCAACGATAGAGAGTCCCATCTGCGTCTTGCCCGACCCTGCCGGGGCCTGCAGGATGCCGCAGTCGTGCGGGAGCATCTCTGCCACCGCTTTTTCCTGGTAGTCGTACAGAGGCACATTCTTGTAGAAGCAGATGTGGTCCTCATCAGGAAGACCATCGAGCCAGACGTCCTTTCCGTCGGGGAACATCCTCTGGAGATCCTCTTTACATCCGTATGGGATATGGATCTCATCTCCTACCTTTTCCCACAGGGTGAGCACCTGCGGCGTCCGCCCTGTCCAGAATCCCATGCGCTTCTTCTTGGCGTATTCGGGATTCGCTACCTGCAACTCCTTGTGCAGGTACTTTGTGAGCCGGTCATCCGGGAGGATGACGCGGATCTTTTCTTCGAGTACAAAAATCATTTTCTTGCCCTCATCCACTCATCCAAGGTGACGTACACGATGAGGTCTTTCCGCTTGAGGCTCGTCCAGCCTCTCCTCTTTGCATCTATGGCTTCTCTGAACGGCACCATGTAGGTAGAACCGTCAGCCAGCCTTACTGCAAAGTAGGCTCCCCTGTTCCCGCATGTCTGCCAGAGGCTCATCGCGGACTCCTGATTTTCCTCGATCCTGTCGAGACGGAAGTAATCCTTCTCGCAGACCTTACAGTCGATCAGGTAGGCGATGCCACCTTTTACAGCAATGACATCCGCGGGCTGTCCCTCCGCCCTGTTGGCGAAGTTGTGCGCCCAGAAGCCATGCTTTGCGAGTATGCTGCAGAACAGCGTCTCGAAGGCATTGCCTTCACTCTTGTTGCTCAAGTCCTAACCTCCGTTTCTCAGCATCCAGAAGGTGCCGGTAGATTTTGTAGCACCCACGCTTGCATCCGGGCCTGCGGATGAAGTAACCGAGGTTCGCCTTTCCGGTCTGCATAAGGTAGCGGACCGTGAGCGGATCCATATTCAGTTCTTTCGCCGCCTGCTTCACAGGCACTTCTTGTGAATGCATTTCTACTCCTTTGTGCATCCTGCACAATTTCCGAATTGTCACTTATCGTGACATTCGAGGTCAAAAAAAATTTCCTGGACGGTCTTGCCGAAATATTCGGCTAGAGCCACCTTGGTTTCGTCCCTGGGAACACGGGCCTCTGTCTCGTACATGAAGATGGCCTGACGGGTCACACCCACGCCGCTGGCGACTTCGTCGAGAGTTTTGGTCCCTCTCAGTTCCCGGAGACGATTTCCGAATCCCTGGATCCTCATCTCGCCCTCCTTTCTATTTTATTCCGTGTCACGTTTCGTGACAAGTAGTACTTTATCACGCTTCGTTAACAATGTCAACACGTTTCGTGACATTTTTCTAATTTATTTTTGTTCACAAATCGTATACAATATGTAGTATAAGGAGGTGGGAACCATGACTGAATTTAGAAACGTATTCAAAGAGTTGCGTCAGGCAAGAGGACTGACGCAGGCAGAACTGGCAAAAAGGCTCGGAGTGTCCAGAAGCAGTATCGGTATGTATGAATCGGGTGAACGAGTACCGAGGCACGAGGATCTGGAACTGATCGCCGACTTCTTTAATGTAGATATCGACTACCTTCTCGGACGAACCTACAAGACCACGGTCCTGCCTCAGAACTACTATTTCAATGAAACCGCAAGAGAGTATGCTGACTTCTTGGAAAAGAATCCGGAGTATCAGGTACTCTTCGATGCAAGCCGCAAAGTCAAACCGGAAGACATAGACCTTGTACGAAAACTGATAGAGAGGTTCAGTAATGACTCGTGACATCTACACCAGACTGGTGGACCTGCCAACCACCGTCTACTCTTTTGTCCGCAGCAACCCAGACGGATCTTACACCATCATATTGAATGCTCGGCTCTCGCAGGAAGACCGGGCAAGACATTACAGGCACGAACTCAGACACATCGTTGGCGACGATTTCGAAAAAGAGATCCCTGCTGACGAGATCGAAGCACAGGCACACAGGGAGGACGCGTCATGAGACTTCCAAACGGCTACGGCTCAGTAATAAAACTGTCCGGAAAAAGAAGAAAGCCCTACGCCGTCAGGATCACCACTGGGTATTCCTTCTCAGGCGGCAGGGCTGTGCAGAAGTATAAGTATCTGGAGTATTTCGAAAAGCGGAAAGAAGCCATGCAGTATCTGGCTGATTACAATGCAGGCAGGGAAGTGAAAGAACATGTGAACCTGGTTGAGGTCCCTACCTTTGCGGAAATCTTCGAGAGATGGCTCGACGAGAGGGAGAAGAGTCCCAGAGGGCTGAGTGATGTCGGCAGGAGAGGATTCATATCCGTTTTCAAGAGGTTCTCGATTCTCCATAACAGGAAGATAACGAGTATCCGGTTCGCGGATGTCCAGCCGATCATCTACGATAATTCCGAGATGAGCAACTCCACCGTGGACAAGATGAAGACTCTGCTCCATGCCATCGCCGCTTATGCTATCAAATATGAGTACATCACGCAGGACTTCTCAGCCCACATCGAAGGCACTGGAAAGAAGCCCAAAGGCATCCATCAGGCATTTACTCCTCAGGAACTGCAGCAGCTTTGGGCAGATAAGGATGATGAGGCAGCCGCTTTTGCCCTGCTCACATGCTATACAGGCCTGCGTCCTTCCGAGGCACTCTTCCTGAAAGTGTCTGACGAGGATCTGGACAGGCAGTATGTGATCACAAAAGGCTCGAAGACCGACGCAGGCAGGAACAGGGTGATACCGTTGCATCCAAGACTCATACCTGTCCTCCGTTCCCTCAGGCACGAGAACGGCAGGCTGTTCACGCATGCTACCCTTGCAGGATTTGTGAACTACAGGTGGAACCTCTACATGGACCGCAGGAAGATGGACCACCTCCCCCATGACGGCAGGCACACCTGTGCCACCCTGATGGAGCAGGCAGATATCCCTCTCCACCACAGGAAGCTGATACTGGGACACAAGGTGAATGACGTGACCACAGGCATCTATACACACGTCTCACCGGAGACCCTCATTGAGGATATCTCCAGACTGTGATTTTGTGTATTGCTTGTATATTGTGTGTATATTACAGTTACAAACCAATACCATTTAACACCATTTATCTCCAGTAATATCAAGCCTGTCAAGGCCTTCAAAAAACAATTATTGTATCACAACATCCCCGAAAATCCACCCTTCTGAGCCTTTTTGTCGCTTACTTGTATATTACGAAAACCAGAAATCCCCGGCACCTTTTGAGTGTCGGGGACTTAAAATCGCACCGGGCATGCCCGCTGGTGCTCAGATTCAGAGGTCTACATCATCCGAGATGCAGACACCAGACAGCCCTGCTGTCATCGCAAAAGCACGGATCCGGAGTTTTACCGTATTACTGGTTGTGTACTCCAGAAGGAATCCCTGCAGTCCTGCCCTGACCACGCGCTTCATGTGAGCCTGATATCTTGCAGACTCCGCGCTGTCCTGCCTGCCGAACTTTCCTCTCCCGGAGTAGTCTGTGATCCGCGAGAAGACCTCTTCCTGCGTCACTCCGTCCAGGTATGCCCTGGGCTTGCCTGTGAAGTACGTGAGCCGCTTTGCATGAGGGAATCCTGCAATGTGGAGGGAACCGACCAGCTGGTCCGCGTTCCCCTGCTGAGAGAAGGATCCGCACTGCACCTTGTAGAGTCCGTCCATCTCGATGGTGGCTGTGTTGAAGCCTGCCTTCTTCAAAGCCGCAGCGACCTTCCTGGCATTGCTCCTGCTCTTGTAGGCTCCTACCTGTACCTTGTGAGGCACGAGCATGTCGGTGAGGAAAAGGGACCCGCCGTTGATCATGACATATCCGCCGGTGGCTTTGATCGCATGGATGGTCAGCAGGATGGCATTGAACATCTCATTCGTGCGGTATTCTTCGTACACATCCACATTGTCGAGCCAGAAACCGTCGAAGCCCATCCTCTTCAACTCCCTGGCTTTATTCTGCAGCCATTCCCTGACGTGGGGATACCTGAGGTCCAGATACCGTTCGTGTGGCCAATCATCGAGTTTCTTGAGCGTGAACGGCTCCAGTTCCTTGTAGTAGGACCGCTCGTCGGACACGGATCCGACTGACAGGTAGGCGAGGACCTTGGCATCCTTCCTCAGGAGCGCGATCTCACCGGCAGTGTAATCTTCCGGTTCCACTACGATCATACCCTTCTGGGGCGGCTTCAATTTTGTGGAAAGCGATACAGTGTATTCCATGATCACCTCCTGAATTCTTTGGAGAGGTTCTTCTTGGAGCAGGACAGCTTCATGATACCAGGCAGGCAGTCGATATAGACGTCGCCATTCTCGTGGTTCCTGGCGACCGTGGCACCGACAGCCTGCAGCCGCTTGCGGGTCGTACTGCGTCCGGAACCTTCCTTGTGGTGGTAGTTACTGATCGCGATCTTGGGTCGCACTGCCTCGCAGATGACATCGTTGGTGGCGTTGGCATCGCCGTGCCACTGGATTTTGAAGATGTCTGCTCTCAAGTCATCGACAGCCTTTACCAGAAGCCTGTTACCTTCGTTCTGAAGATCCCCAGCGGTGTGATATACCCAGCCGTTCAGAGTTATCCTCAGAACCAGCGACTCGTTGTTGATAAAGTGGTGTGTGTCGTGCTCAGAGAGCGAGGATGCCGGGCAGACATGGACACACTCGAAGTGCATGTCACCGATGGTCCATGCTGTACCTCTGCTCACCCAGTGTCCGCTGGCCTTTTTGTACTGCCTGCGGAGCGAGTCACCGTAGGATGTATGATACTTGTCCACCTGAGAAGGATCCGGCACGTAGATGTCCTTCGTAGGAAAAGCCTTGATGATGTCGCTCGTGCCGCCGTAGTGGTCGCCGTGTGCGTGGCTGATCACGATGCCATCCAGCTTGGTTACGCCCAGGCCTTTCAGCTTTTTGATGACATTGTCTGAGGATCTGTCCATCGCTGTATCGATGAGAACCGCATGCTCTACAGTCTTGTCATCCGCTCCGTACTGGATGATGGCAGTGCAGTCACCGTACTGTTTTGACTCATCGCCGGTGTCGAAAAATGCCAGTGCTGCAATCCGGATTCGACCGGATGCAGGCGCAGGATCTGTCCCGGAGACTTTGACAATGATGGCATTCGGGAAGCCTGCCTTCCTGACCTGCTCCAGCCGCTTCCGCGCGTTCGCCTCGACGCTGAACGCGCCGCACTGTACTTTCATAATGTCGCCTACTGTGACGACCGTGGCGGGGATTTTGGAAGCCTTCAGCATGTTGGCCATCTTCTGGGCGTTCGCCTTCTGGCGGAAGGCTCCCACCTGTACCTTGTAAAGAGTCTTTGCCATGTTACACCTCCTTGGACTTGATGATCACGTTGTAGCCAGCCGCGCGTGCCTTGGCCGCGGTGGTCTCAGCACCGGATACATTCTCATAGGCTCCAAGCTGTACCTTATAGAGGCCATCCTGCTTCACGATGATCGTCTCAAAGCCCTTCTTTTTCAGTTCCTGAGACTTCTTCTCGGCACCGGCTTTGAGTCTGTAGGCTCCGAACTGTACGCAGTACAGAGTCTTGCCAGACTGCTGTGCGGAGCCTGTCTGCCTGTCGTAAATCTCCTGCCCGAAGGCGGCACGCCTCTTCTTTACAGCAGATCCTTGGTCAGCGGGTTTCTCAAAGTCAGTCAGGATCACATCGGAGACTTCCCTGATAGACCTGCCTTCTTTCAGAGCGGCAAGCGACTTGGGATACCTCTGCAGTTCGTCCCACAGATAGATAAGCTGCATGTTCAGGTCGTCGATGGATACACCGCGCCGTCCCGCCAGACTGAGCAGTCCCTGTTTACGAGAGAACCACGTCCACTGGGCGAGGCCATACCCTGCTCCATCATGGACGAAGTTGGTATAGGTACCGGTGTTCACCGCAGTCGTGTAGGACTTGTCAGTCATTCCCAGCTTGCGCTCGAAGCTGTTCTGGAGATTGTTGGGACGCAGTGCAGACTCGGCATAGAGGTTGCCCATCAGACCTGCCACGGCATAAGCGTTCAGTCCCTGGTTCGTGAGGAAGTCCCAGATGGTCTTCTCCCGGTCGGTTTCCTCGTTTGTGATCATGGCTGCTGCGGCAGTGTTGGGAGTCTCGACCTCGGTCTTATCCGCTGTAGTGAGGCGGCTGTTCACCTCATCAGCCAGCTTTCCGAGGCGGTTATAGAGCCAGTTTCCGGGGCAGGACTTGGCGGCGAACCAGCGGTGTACAGTCAGCACCATTTCAGTGTCGGCTGGTTTGTAATTCAGAGAGGTGTTCTTGTCATTGAACCACAGCAGTTTCGTCTTGCCGTACCGCTTGCAGATGTCCACACAGAGGTTCACAAGGGACGCGTACACCTTGTCGTTCATGGCGTAAGGAGATGTGGTGTTCGATGCACACTCGATGGTGATCGCCCTGTTGTCATTGTCAGCAGAACTGGAGCACCAGGATCTGTTCACCTCATCGACATAGAGTCCCACCTCCCCATCTTTGCCGATGCCGTAGTTGCTGGATGCCTGATATGAGGATTTGGAGAAGAGGTTCCCACAGGCGGCCGCAGTCATCTGCCCCACCATGCAGTGAGGCGTGATCCGTGTTACCTTGTATGTCCTCTGACCTGAGTGGTTCGGAGATTTGACGGTTACTGATACGAGGTTACTGTTCATATCTACCTCCTAAATAAAAAGGGACTGTGCCTCTCAGCACAGCCCCATTGGACATGTCCAACCTTTAGTTGGATGACAGTTTCTTCAATTCTTCTACTTCTTTTTCCAACTCCGCGACCTTCTTGACAGCCTCGGCGACGTCCTCTTCCTTCAGGGCTTCGTCGATAGTGTTGAGAGCCTTGGATACGAAGCCGGGGATAGGCACTCCCATCTTTTTGCAGTTCTCCATGACGCTCATAAACTCCATGAAGATGATGTATGCGGAGATGCCGTCCATGATGTATCCGGGAATCCGCAGCCCGAAAGAGAACAACTCGCCGATGATGAGGATTGCGATCTCACCGGTCTTCTTGGAAAGTCCTGCACGCATCTTCTTCGACTTGAAGCTGTTGGTGCTCCACGCGTGGAAGAGGCCGGTGGCGAAGTCGATGCCCATCAGGGCGACAGGGATGATCAAAACCCACAGTTCGTTCCTGAAGTGAAACTCAGACAGTACATGCATCATGCGGTCACCTCCTCCACCGGAATCAAAATGTTCTTTCCGTTCTCGTCCCATCCAATCTTATGTGTCACTGCGCCGCCTGCCGATGCCAAAAC